CTTGTGTGATACCATTTCACTAATTGGCAATATAAAAAGACACCTTTTACAGTGTCTTTAAATCTGTTATATAGTTCAGCTCTATCACAAAAAGCACCCTATTCTTCAATTGTTTCTATCTTTTCTATTTCGTTTTCTAGGAAAGACCAGCTTTGACCTTTTTTTCGTTCTGGATTACTACTAAATTCTAATTCAACGAACAATTCTCCACAAATTCCGTTTCCTGCATCCACCTTACTTTCATATTCAATAGCAGTCCCAATATATTCATATTTATTTACGTCTATAAATTTTATTTTTTTATTTAAATATCCTCTCACTTTTAATCCTTTCTAGTTGCTGGAACAATATGGGCTCCCTTATTTTTAGAATAATGAATAATAGCAGAATTAGTTAATCCTAAACTTTGCCCAGTTTTTTCATCAATAAGTTCTCCTATGTCTCTATCAACAATAATTACTTCTCTATGCAATTGTGGAGAACTCTTTCTAATTATTCTACCAGTTCCTGCATATTTATCAATGATCTCTTTAATTTCATCATTGCTTAATGTTATTATACTTGGATGATTTCCATTTTTTATTTCTGTATTATAATTATTTGTTCCAACAATATGCTTATCTTGATCTCCTGTATTTAAATTAAGATTATAATTATCTCTAATATGTCTTCTAATTACTTCGTCTTTTACATAGTCTGTAAGATTTTCTTCTTTACTAGCATTATTATATAATTTTTCTGCGTAATTTACAACATTTTTAGTATAATAACTGCCTTTTTTGTCTATTTTTGTTCTATATTGTTCTAAACTTATATTTGTTTGTGTAGATAGATTGTTCAATTCGTCTTTATGAAGTTCTAATCTTGCTTTTTGATAATTTAACGATGCTTTTAGCTCTTTTTCTGATGTATCTGTTGTAATTCCAGTAAGTAGCCTTTGCCTTCCTGCTATTTTCTTTTTATCAACTCTTATTTGCCTTTCCATTTTCCTTTGAAGTTGTTCAGCCTCATACACTGACATTTCTTTGCCATTATATGTAACTTTAGCATTTTTCATTTCTTCAAGTTGTTCATCTGACCACGTTCTTGGACTTCCTTCAAAGTATGGATTCCAATCGTGTCTACAATTTATACCTTTGAATCCATCAACAGTACCATAACCAATATCGTCTTTGCTTAAATAACCTTTTTTGCCACTTAAACTAACTATTTTGCCTTGCCATTCTGCGTGTGATGGTCTTGAATCATTGTGAGCAGTTATTTCCATTAAATCCCAGCCAAGTTCTTCTGCTCTCAATTCTTGCATTTTGCCACAAGTTTGATTTACTCCAGTCATTACATTCATTCTAACAGCATTTTCAAGGCTAGTTTTATGTCCTGATGGATATACAACACTTGCTCCACTCTCTGCGAGGTCATCTATTGCATCCATAATCGATTGTGAATAACTTTTTACTCCAGTTGATACTTCCATATATGCTTTATTAATTATGTTGTAAAATTTCTCTTGTGAAGTCGTTGCGGTTGTCATTGTTAGATTGGTTAGGTTGCCATTTGTTTTATATGTAGAGGCAACTAATAAATCTAACATTGATTTGTCTTGATTGATATTTATAGGATTTAAGCCTGCCATTTTATATATTTTATCATCGTTTTTTATTGTTGTTACTCCAGCCTCTTTAAATATTTTATATATTTCATCATAGCTTTTATTTGTTTCTTTTGATACAGCTTGAACAACATTTGTGTATAATAAGCCCAATTCTTGAGCAATTAGAACATCATTTCTAACAACTGCGTTAGCATAGCCAACAGCGTTAATTCTATCAACTATTTCTTTAATGATTTCTACTTCTAATTGCCCATATATATTTAAGGCTTGTCTTTCTACTTTGTCTAAATAATTTGGAGGTAACATTTATTATTCCTCCTTTTCTTCGTCTTCTTTTTCCTCTTTGTCTTCGTTTTCTTCCTTCTTTTTATCGCTCTTCTTGTTTCCTTCTTCTGCCTCTTCTATTCTGTCTTGTTTTTCTTCTGCTGCGTTAGGATTTTCTTCTGTTGGAAAACCGAATATTTCTTGCGTTGTCATTTTTTCTTCGTTTATTTCTTCAAGTTTTTCTAGGGCTTGTTCTTCTGTTAATCCATTTATTTCCATCAAGTAACCTTTCTTACTTTCTAATCCTTGTTGTACTTCTAATTGTTTTATTGTTCTTCTAGTATTAATATCTTCAATTATGCTATCATCAGGAGTAATAACAATATCTGTTGCCTTTATTCCTTCAATATTGCATATTGCTTTAACTAAATCATATACAACGTCTTTAACTACATCTAAATGATGCTCCCTTGTTCTAAATGCCTCAGATAGCTCACTCATTACTTCTGTTGCTGTTTTATTTCCTAAATTGCCAGTTTGATAGAAATTACTACCTAAACCAACATTTTGACCCAACCATTGCAATTCTTTCTCGATACTGTCTATATGTTCACCACTTCTAATATTAAAATCTATTTCTTTTGCTGGTTGTTTTTCCATCCCCTCAATTGCCACATAAACCTTGTCATTTGCATCGAAATATTGAACGTGTGAAACTGTACCATCTTCGTTTGGAATACTCTTAGCTTTTAACGTCGAGTTATCTACAAGGATTCTTTTTCTACCTAGCTCAAATTCATTTGAAAAACTATCGTATTTTAAGTCAATTGCTTTAAATCTATCAACACTATTGGCAAATATTGATATTCCAAGTGGGCTACTTGTATCAAGGTTGTTTGCTATGTTTGGTCTTAACACTTGGAAAAATGGAACATCTGTTGTTATTTCTTCATAAGCTACCACATTTGGAAATTTTGTACTAAAATCAACTTCTTTTCCAAGTTCATTTTCAACCTTTGATAGATACAATTCATTTTTCTTTTTATATAAGCTATTTTGTATGTCGTATTCGTGGTAAGTAATATGAGTATAATAATTAACCTCTTCTTTTTGCTCTTCTGGGCTTACAGCCTCTGAAAATCTTGATATTGTTATTAATCCATAAATATAACTATTGGTATATTTATATGGAATTATTGAATCGCCTAACACATAGTCAATTGTTGTTATTCCATTATCTTTATATTCAATTAATGCACCATTGCCTATTGCAAGTACTTTTTCAATGAATATAGGAAAATTAATTGTAAAACTATTTATTTTATTGTCCAATACTTCCCATAATTTCTTTGTTGCTTTAAGTGAGCCTAATTTGATTTGTGTTTTTTCAGTCCACAATAATTTTGCCATATCTTCGCATAATTTCTTTGCCATATTCATTGTTAATCTGTCAGCCTCTGTTGTTGTGCCATTTGCAAGCTTTATTTTGTAGTGATGGAAATCCTTAACATTTCCTGCATACCACTCACGCCACATTGCCATATAATCATACATATCGCCAACAGCTAAATCTACATTTTTTCTACTTAATACGCTTTGTATGTTGTTGTATAAATCCATTTTAAACCTCCATTAAAATTTTAAACCTAATTTAACTAAATTATCTTTTATCCAATACTGAAATTCGTCTTGTGTGTGGTCTGCATAAGTATAACTATTGCTATCTGAATGAGTGTTATAATATTGCTCACCACTTGCAAATTCTATTTCTGTTTTATCTGGTATTGGCTTTCCTTTTTCTACGCTGTCTGCCTTCCATTTGTAATTTTCATTTTCTTTTCTAAATATCTGATTATTATTGTTATTTATTACTCTGAATTTCTTTTTTGCTATGAAGTCTTGAGAGTAATCAATTAATTGTTCTTTGTTCGTGCCTTTATCAACAGGATTTAATCGCGTTCCAAAATCCTTATAATATTGATTTCTTAACGCTCCTTCTGCACTATCTATTGTTTCTTTATCTACTGAACATTTATATTTCTGTATCATCTTTCTTTTAAATTCAAATATGTCTCGGCTTAGCTCACTAGGAGCTTTTTTTACTGGTTTTTCATTTGGTGAATAGTAGTAAGTATCTAATAAATAAAAATAGCCGTCTGACCCAAGTCCATAACAACCACAAGCTGTTGCTGACGTTTGGTGACCGCTATCAATTGCAAAGTCTAAATATAATATTTTAACTCTGTTTGTTTCTAAAAATTCCTCTGGAACATATTCAATTAGATCAGGATTATATATTAAGCCTTCTAAACCTATTACTTCGCCTAAATATATCCAGTTGTATCTCTTTTCATCGTTCTTTTTTAGGTTTTCAGCCTCTTCAATTGCTATTTTGCCTATCCATTCAGGATTAACTGTTAAATAAGTGCTATGGCTTATTAAATAATTCTTTTCCTTTTTCTTTTTATCAACCCATTTATTAACCCAATCATATTTATTTTTGGGAGGATTGAAAGAATACATCGCAATAAACCAGTCGTTATTTCCTCTAGTAAATGTTGCCTTAATTTGTTCAATTGTTTCTTCATCTTTAAAGCCTGTTAACTCTTCAAACCATATAATTTTAATTAGCTTGTTTTCATCAATTGTTCCTTTTACTGCCTCAAAGTCTTCACCACCAGCGAAAAAGATTTTATTGTTATTTTTCATAAATGTTATTTCCATTGGTGATACTGTTGCTTTGTAATCCACCTTTTCTATCAAACCCAGTCGCATACAAGCCCTTTTTATTTCCTTGTATACTGATTTTCTTAAATCTGTTTGATGATTACGCAGTGCCACAGCACTACAATTTTCATTTTGTAAACAATTAGTAACAATTTTTAATGCTATCATTGATGTTTTTGTTGAGTTTCTACCACCTTGATATACTTGATTCGTTTTTCTTGAATTAAATGTTCTATAAAAGTGAGGAGCGATTATATCTTCGATGTTTATATTACTATTCATCGCCATCTACCTCCTCTGCAGTAGGTAAATTGTTTATTATTGTAATTCTATCTGTAATTGATTCAGCAATATCACCTTTAATTGATTTATCAAAATCAAGCCTATCATTTTCAATTTTAATTTTATGTAATGAATCAATTGCTCTTCTTTTTGCCTCTTGAACTTTAGTAAGTGAATTTTCTAGCCTATCTATTAGAAGTATAACGCTTTCTGCTTTTGTAGAAGTAGTAATATATTTGCTCATTTCTGTAATAATTAAATCCTTGTTTTTATCTTTCAATTCTTTAATCTTTTTCATAATTCTTAATTCTCTTATTCGCAGTATTCTTATTTCCTCTTCTAGCTCTTCTTGTTTCGTTCTAACAGGTTCATTAAATAGTTCAAGCTCTTCTTCATCAAAACAATCTTTGTATATTTTAGCGTATGCACCAGTTACAACAGCATTTTGATTGCCTTTTTTCATTTCGTTGCATTTTCCACCTGATTTTTCTCTTCTTTTCCAATTATTCTTTTTTACTTGATACATCAACTGACTTTTTGTTATTTTATGTTTTTCAATTATATCTTGAATGGTTTTGCCTGCATCCCAATCTGCTTTTAACTTTTTAATGTTCACATTAGCCCTCCACATCCTTTCTACTATTCTTTACCAAATATTTTTTTATATAAATCAGCCTTAACCTTGTATTCATTTAGCATTGCCTCTTCAAAAGACTGTGTTTTAAATTGTGACCCTCCTAACGTTGTTTGGTACAACCTACAAAATACATATCCTGTACCTTTTTCTTGCATTTTATCTGTTTTTTCATATTCTTTATTATTTATTAAATGGCAAAGATTATAGCTATTGCCTTTAAATCCTTCTAAACCATCTATTCCACAGCAACACATATTGTCGCCAAGTGTACGGAGTCTATTTTCTCCAGAATAGAATTTTAAACCATACTTATGAGCCTCTTCTTTTAGCTGAATAAAGTCTCTTTTTAATACATCAATAGAATATACATAATCGCCTGCTAATTTCTCTAATTTACCCCTTTTCTTAACGAATTTCATACCTTCTAAAACTACTCCATATACTCCCGCTTCTGCAAGCCTTTTCATATTGTCTTTTACATCTTGAAACACTTGTGTCATATATGGTTGTATTCTAACAATTACCCTTTTAACGTTTTTCGACAATATTCTACACATTTCTAATCTTTCTTCATATGTAGGAGCTCCTAATTCTAATTTGTCATATTGTGAGCAAACCATTGATATTTGTACAACACAATTACATTTTTTGAGTAAGTCTAAATATTCTTTTTCAATAATCAGCTTTCCTTTAGTTGATACTACAAAAGGGTACTGTGTTTTTGCGAGCAACTTTAAACACTCATAAGATATTTTATATTTTTTCTCACAAGGTTGAAATGGATCTGACATTCCACCCCAATGCAATGGAATATTCCAATCACACCAATTTGTTTCTTTGGTTCGCTCGCCGTTGATAAAATTTTGGAGAGCTTTTACCGTCTCTCCTTTGTCTACTTGGGAGATATTTATTTTTCTTTGAACAAAACAATATTTGCATTGGTGAGTACACCCTTTGTAAGTATCAAACCTTATTGGTAAATCACATAAAACAATTTGACTTCCTGCTGTTGGCATATTAATTCACCTCCTTAACAACTTCTGCTGTCATTAAGGCAATGAGTTTATCTTTGCCAAACATTTTTACATAAGCAATAAACTTTTCCTCATACATCTTATCTATATTGAAAGTCATTGCGAATTTACTTAAATCATTTACTTTAGTATTAGCAAAATCCTCTTCAAGTAAATCTTCTATAAAGTCTGTTTTTAAATTTTCTATTTCTTCTGTTGTAAATCCTGTTGCAAATAGCTCTTCTTCTGTAAGCTCTAACTCGTTGAATAAATCTTCTAGCTTTCTTTCATCCCAAAAGCCTGCATTTTTATTAAGTGCTAAATTAAGTCTTTTTTCTTGTTTTTCGTCTAAATCAAGGAGTATACAATCAACTTCCTTGTAATTTAAATCTTTTAAGACATTAAATCTTTGGTGACCTCCTATAATTACCATATTTCTTTTATTAACTATTAACGGATCAACCATTCCAAATTCTTCAATGCTGGCTTTTATTCTTTTGTAGCTTTCGTTTTCTTCTGTTAGCTCCATTCTTGGATTGTACTTTGCTGGAATTAATTTTTCTAGTTTTACTTTTTCGATATTCATATACTTCGTTTCCTTTCCCGAAACAAAGTAAAATCAGTTTGCAATTCTTACATTGTCTTTTTATACAGTATTCATAATTCATATTATTCCTCTATTCATTAGTACATAAAAAATAGACACTCTTTCAAGTGCCTATGGGGAAGATATAACTACTTACAATTTTCTCAATTATAATTATAACACAGCGATTTTTTAAAAACAAGGAAAAAAATACGGAAATTATACGGAAATTATACGGAATTTTTTATTTTTTATCTTTTTCTTTCATAATTTCTGTCGTATTCTTTTTGCATTTTTCCAATTGATATTGTTATTGTTTTTTGGATTGAATCGTATGGTCTATCTTTTTTATTTGCTATTTCTTCAATTGTCATTCTATCAATATATCGCCACTCAATCAATTCTTGATTATATCTTCTTAATGTTTTAATTAATGTTTTAACTACGTTAAGGTTTATTTCAAGCTCTTTTATATCGTTGTTCTTTTTGTCTATCTTGTCTTGAATATTAACAACTTTTTCTTCTAGCCTTGATGTTGTATAGCCTTTTGGTTTTGGCATACCATCAAGGTTAGCACTTTGTAATGAATAACGTCTTTCTTCAAGCTCGTATATTTGTTTTTTTAATATCGCAATTCTAGCAATATAATTATTATAATTATCTAATACTTCTTTGACCTCCACCTTTTTCCTCCGTTTCTTATTCTTTTGGCATTATATACACTTTTTCATTCATCTCCTTTTTTGCCATATAAAGATTTACTATTTCTTGTAATATTTTCGCAGCTCTACTTTTCTTTTTATATTTACGCAATGTTATTTGTTTGCTATCGCTCATTATTGATACTATTGCAAATTGTGAGTTTTCTCTAACTATTTTTAAAGCGTCTACATTTATAAAATTTACTACTACATCATCTGTTCTAATTATCATTTTCTTCTTTCTCCAATTCTTTTATTCTTCTTTTTAAATCTATAAGTACTAACTCCACTTGGTCAATTGCATAAAGCAATCCTTCTTTTTGTCCTTCTTTTTCTTTTTCCATTTTATCCTCCTTCCTTATCATATTCCCATATAATAACGTTTACTCCTGGAGTTTTGCTATATCTCTTTTTAATTGATAATTGTGTTACTTGTTTGTCGTCTACATAAGCAACTCCATTTAATGCATCTAATATTGTTTTAGCGATGTTGTCTGTGTCTGGCTTTATTGTTGGTCTAACTCTATCTTGTGCCATTAAAGACTTAATTGTTTTGCTTTTATTTTCTGGTATTTTAAAATCTGCAATTATCTCAACTGCCAAACTTTCAGTCATAAGTTCAAAATCCTTGTATTTGTTTATGAAACATTGTTTAATCCAATTTTCGTATGTTGTTGTTTCTCTTGGCGTGTAAATTGTCATTGTGTATTTATTAAAGCGAGGTCGTTGTTTAGCTTGAAATTTTCCTGGAATATATATTTCTATTACTTTCATATTTTCCTCCTTTGTAGAGGTCTTCTCGTAGCCTAGAACGGCATTTTTATTCTAGACTACTTTTAGACCTGCTCGTTTCAAAAATTTGTGTTATTCATCTTCTTTTTTGCTATCATTTTCGTGAAATAGCTCCCATAAATCAAAACAGATTGGTATTCCTGTTTCTGATCTATAAAGATACATATTGTGTTTTATTTCTCTTTCAAAGAAATATACTATTTTGTTGTATGTGTGTTTAACTGGTAAATTCATCTTTTGTAACTCCTTTAATATAAATTTGGTATATGATTCATATTACTTTCAATCATTTTAAGTTCGTCTGATTTGTCGTATACTGTAACAGTCTTTCCCGTGAAATCGCATTTCTTTTTACCTATTTGAACTACTTTATTCATTTTTTCAAGTTCAGTTAGTCTTGGTGCCGTGTAATTTCTTTCTGCTGTTGGTATAATTCCCATTTCGTATAATTCAAATGCTAATTCTTTAGCTGTTTTAGGTTTATCTAATCTATCAAGTATTTGTTCATAACGAATTTGTTTTTTGTCTTTGATTTCTTCGTGGCTTGCATTTCTATTTATTTCAGATATTTTCATTTTTGCTCCTTTCTCAATTTTTGAATGGTGGCAATGGAAAGTTTACTCCTTTAGTGATGTCATAATATGGAATCCCTGCCTCTTCGCAGTGTTCTCTTAAATTTTCATACCAATATGAACTGTTTAAGTTATAATCTTTAATTCCTCCAAGCTCTGTAATGTTTGTAACTATTTCTGCTATCGTTGGAAAGAATTTATTATGTGTAATAATATGGTCAACTGTTTCTTTAAATCTTTCGTGGTTATAATTTTTAAATTCTTCCCAATAAAGCTTGTATGTATCCGAATCTAATTTTTTAGAATAGCAATTTTGCAGTCTATTCATTTCTGATATAAATTCATTTTTATTCATCATCTGTCTCCCTTAAAAATTTTTCTATCTCTGCTTGTTGGTCAAAACCTTGGCTGTATGTTTTATTATTTTTATTCTTGTAATTACTTTCTTCTCTCTTTAAATCTTCAATTGTTTTAATGTTTGCCTCATACCAATTATTCAGAACTTTTTTAATGTAATTCCATTTTCTTACTCCTGCATTTACAGCAACATCAATAGCTTGTTTAATAAGTTCTTCTGTCATACCATCTTCAATATAACTTTGTATTGTAGTAAATGTTGTACTGTTTAATGTTCCAATATACGTTTCATAATATTGAATTAAATTGTCATCAACCGATATATTATTTTCCTTATTATCTTTATTATATTTATTATTATTATTATATTGTGGTTGATTGTTGGTTATTTGTTGGTTATTTGTTGGTTGATTGTTGGTTATTTTGCTGGTTGCTTTTCCTTTATCTCTTTGGTAAAACTCATAATTTACAATGGTTATAAGCGTAAATCTGTTGGTTGTTTTGATGGTTATTTCTTCAGTTGTTTCTAACTTTTGTAATGCAGTTCTTACTTGTTGCTCCGATAACTTGGTTTCTTTAGCTAGCTTTTCTCTTGATGTAATAATTTGTCCAGGGAGAATATTTATTCCGTGCCACTTTCCAGGAGTCCAATTTGCTGTAAAAATTAAGTGTAGAAATAATCTGTATACAGGTATATCATCGTACCATTCCCACTCAAGTATCTTGCGATGTATGTTAACAAAACCTTCTGTATACATTGGCTTTTCCTCCCTTTTGTACTATTCTTGTTCATTAAAGAAAAATTGATTATCTTTGTTGTCTTTTTCTCCGTCTGTTTTATTTTCTGCTGGTTGTTGATCTGTTTGAACTTCAACAACTTCTGTTTCTGTTGGTATTTCTCCATTGTCTACGCTATCTATATATTCAAAATTTCCATCATCTTTAATTAGAGTCTGGTCTTTTTCCATTGCAGTTTGTAAATCAATGCTCATTATTCCCCATTTGGAAATAAGTTGTCTTAACATTGTTTTGTAAGCCATACCATCAAAATCTTTTTCCCAAAATGTATAACCTTTTTTAGCTTTGTATCCTGCTGAATACTTCATTGCGTGATTTTCCATTTTAGACTTTGACCAATACAAAGTTTTTCTAAATCCGTTCATATATTCAAACATTGCATAATAGCCAATTGTTTCTGCCTTTTCTCTTTCCTCTTCATCTTCAATTAACTGTACTTTTATTTCTTCATTTAATGGATCATATTTAATTAATTCACCCTCTTTTATTGCCAATACATTAAGTTTTCTATAATACCCGCTTCTGATTGCAAGTTGAATATAACCTTTATAGCCAATTTGAAACTGTGCAACCTTGCAACCTCTTTTAGAGTCGTTGAAAGGTACCATATAAAACTGACCAAGTTGAGGGCTTGGGCTTAAATTTAAAGCCTGTCCAACAAGAGCTGCCGAAAGTATTGTTGAATTATCACATTCTGCAAGTTGTGGATTTGTACTAACTGCTGAAATAATACTTGTAACAAATTGTTGCCCTTTTTCTCCTCCTACCATTTCATTTATTTTTCTTTTCATTGCATCAGTGCCTAAAAATGCACTAAATGTTTGTTTTTGTGTTGCTTTAACTAAACTATTTTTAACTGCCATATTATTCACCCTCCTCTAAATCTTCAAATACTTTTTTAAGTGTTTTCGCACTTTCTTTTGATATTGGTATTTCAATTTCATATGTACCTTCGTGATATGCTTTTGCATTTTTAAAAAATGTTTCAAACCAATCTTCTACTAAATCTATTGGCACATCTCTTTCAAAAAGATTGTTACATACTAAGCATAAAGCTGTTAAAATCCCATCCAAAGTTCCATCTACTGAAACACTTGATGGCTTTTTATCGTGATAGTCAATTTCTATTTTTGCTGACTTTGGAATTTTTTTATACTTCTTCATTTTCATTACCTCCTAAATATTTTTAACTTCTATATTGTGTTCTTTAAAATATCGTTGTAATTCCAATAATTGTGTTCTTGTTGCTCTCACTTGGAATTTTGCAACCATGATTTCTTCTTCTACTTCTTCAACTTTATGTTCTTCTTTCTTTTCAAGTGTTTCTTTTATCTTCTTTTCTTGTTCAACTTTGTTTGTAATTTCTTTTAATGTGTCACCTAAAACTGAATCCTTATGTAAATTATTAAAATAATAATTCTTTGCTGTCAATAATAAATTTTCATCTTTAACTTGTGTTTCTATTACATCTAAATCATCGTTAATTTTAATTATTAGGCTGTTTAATTCTTTTTCAATGTCTTTTATCTTGTATGTTTTATTAAACCATTTAGGATTGAATATCGTATCAAAATTAACTAGCTCTTTAAATTTCTGATTGCTCATATATGAATCAAATGTATTTTTAATTAGTTCCTCTTTTTCAGCTTGTTCCTTTAATTCATATTCTTTAACTTGTTTATCTATATGATTTGATGCATCACTTATTATTGTTTGTAATTCTTTACATTTACTTTCAAAATCTTCAAAAGGTTTCAAAAATTCTTTTTTAACTCTTATTTTTTCATCATTTATAGCTTTAGCAACTTTGTTAAGTGTTGCTCTATCTGTTTTTGCTGTTGCCATATTTTCTTCTGTATAAACTAATGACTTGTATTCTTGTGCTTTTTCTGTTACCCAATTTTTTATTTCTTCATAGTTAAATTGGACTGGTGCTAATTCTTGTATTTCACTAACTTTTAAATCCATATTAATCCTCCCTACTAACAATTATGTATTTCAATAATTCTTTACCCTTTTTAGCTTTATAAAAATTTTCTAATTTTTTATTTTGTCTACTATTTCCACAATATCTAAAAACTACATAATCACCCTCATCGTGATCTAATACTGTGTAAGCAAGCTTTTTTATTCCAAGTTCTTCAATTTTCATATATTTCATATATGGTGAAACTTGTTCTAAAAATGTTCTTTTTGCTTTTTGAGTTATCTTTGGGCTTAAAATAACTACGCTTTCATATTTATTAAATCTCATAATTCCTCCTACATTATTGGTAGTGTTCTTGAAGGTCTTCTTTTTTCTTCTACGCACTTCCAAAATTCAATTTCTTTTTCTTGTAAAATTCTGATACTTTCTTTTACATCTTCATCAGATATATCTATAAAATATGTTTTATTTGCCTGATATTTTTCATCATATGTTAACTCTGCGAATAAATAAGCAAAATCTGCGTTTACAACGTTCATATAGTGTAATACTTGTGTGTAATAATTCCACGGAATATTGTCGCCTTTCCATTTTTCTTTATGCATACTCTGTCTTATATCTGATGTTTTAATTTCTAATATTCCTATTTTGCCAGTTTTTGTATCTGTAATTTTTCCATCTAAACTAGCAAATAAAAATGGATATTCTTTGTGTCTTATAATTGTATTTTCTTCGTGTTCTACTATTAATTCAGGATGTTTAACTTTAAAGCTTTCTCTTAAAATATTTTCCATATCAATTCCATATTTAACGTATGGTTTATCAGATATATCTTCACTTTCTGAAATCCCAAGTTTTTCTTCCCACAAATCAATGTTGCTTTTATATGGATTGAAACCCATAATCGCACTTGCATCAGAGCCACCTATTCCACTTTTACGTTCTTTTAACCACTCATCTCTACTTGGCATTGTTATCACTTCCTTTCAGAAAGTTTTTCATTCTTTCAGGTATAACAATTAAGGTATTGCATATTTTGCAACATCTGCCATTTTTTACTGGCTCAGCGTTATGACTTGTTTTATCTTCAATTTGTGTTCCACAAATTACACATTTCATAGCTTTCCTCCTTGATTTTTATTCAAAAATGTGGTAGCATTACATACATAAAAGGTATATATATGCTTTTTGAAAAGAACTATTTTTGGCTGTGGTTTGTGTCAGATAGTTCTTTTATTTTGTCGTCTTCTGTAATGTATTTTGCATACATTTCTTTCATATCTGTTGCATAGCTTTTAATTTGGCTTATTTTCTGCATATTATTGCCATAATCATTTCTGCTAGCAATTTCTTCCATTCTTCTAAATGCATAAAAACAATCGTATGCTAAATCGTGTATTTCATCGTTTTTATGTCGTAATTGATTAGTAAGTGTGTTAATTTCCACTTGTTGTCTTTCTGTTTTTTCGCTCATTGATTTAAATTCTGAATAAAATCCCATATTATTTTTCCTCCATTTCTTCTAATATAGTTTCGTTGACTAAAACTGTTAATAATCCAAATAGTGGTATTAAATACTCTCCACCGTATGCGTGATATCCTCTCAAACTTTCTGCGTATGGTATAGCTTTGATTGTTGCTATAACTGAAATAACAACAGCTATAATTTCCATATTCCTTAAAATAAATTTCTTCCAATTGATTTTCATTTGTATTCCTCCTATTAATCTTTTTTTCTTTTTACTTCGTACCATTTCCTTATCGCACTTCCTAAAGCAACTTTTTCTTTTCCATAATTTTCGCTTGGAAAATCCTCAAGATTATAAATTTGTTGTGCCGTTGGAACACTGCAATTTCTTAATTCAGCAAATTCTGCTGGACTATAAAAAACATCATCTTTTAATTCCTTCATTTTCTACTCCTTTCGTTTTGTGTGGTGTCCGCATTTTTTAAATTTTTCAAATTTTCCTCCTTTCTGTTCATTATTTTTGAACACGTTAAGATAAAAAAATATACTTGTGCCAATCCATATTATGCTTTTCACAATATGAAACTATTGCTTTGCAGAATTTTGCACTATCATCAATTGCTTTTCCATTTAATACCAGACTTACATAATTTCTTGAAACGCCTAATTCATCTGCAAACCAGCTTTTATTGTTTCTGAAGTTATTCTTAACGAGTACATTAATTTCATCAATATTTAGCCTCATATTTTTCTCCTTTCTTTTGTTCACTTTTTTTGAACAAGCTTATTGTATGTTAAAAAAATATAAATGTCAACACTTTTTGTTCATTTTTTTTGAAAAATTTGTTGATTTTTTCGAAACATTAATGTATACTATGGTTGGAGGATTTAAAAATGTTTGATAAAATTACTTTTTCGAATATTTTAAAAAATATTCAAGACACATATTCTTCCCAAGAAGAATTTGCAAATAAATCTAAAGTGGGAAGAACTTATTTATCTTCATACATAAATCAGAAGAAGGAAATTCCCCCAAAGGAAACAATTCTTAAAAAGTTAGCAAATGCATCAAATGGAGTTACTACTTACAAAGAGCTTTTATATATATGTGATTTTCTTGATTTTCAAGAGATGCTTTTTTATAACGTCTTGACTACTACTTTTAATAAACGAGTACATCTGTTAAAAGATATGGAAATCAATTCAGATATTATAAGAAGTATTTATTTGTATTTTTTTGACAGCGGAATTGATATTAATAAAATTATTAATGAAAATAAACTCACTGAAAGTCAGATAAAAGTTCTTACTAATTTTGTTAATGATGTTTTAAAAGATGTAAAAAACAATTATACATATATAAGTAATATTGTAGATAACGCATATAATTTTGAATATCAAAAAAAATGCAGGGATGTTTTTGTTAATTTACCGATTTATATTTTAGAAAACAAATCGCTTATAGATACAAAGACATCTAAACTTTTTGAAGTTGAAAACAATGATTGCGATTATTTTGCGTGTAAAGTTTTAGACCCTTTTATACACTATAGCTTGCCTAACAACAAATATTTAATAGTACAAAAGGGTTCATCTTTTGAAAATAAGAAATATTTTATTATAAAGAAAAATAACGAATATTTAATAAAACAACTAATTGAAAATGATAATAATTATATATTAGTTTCTACTACTAATGAAAATGATATTGCGGTTAAAAAATCTGACATTACAATAATAGGTAAAATAATTATATAGGAGGTATGTATGCTTAAAATAATTGGAATATTCTTTCTAGTTTGTCTATGCATTTACTTCTTGCCTTTCATATTGCCTGTTGTGTTAATAATCACTATATATATTGAATGTTATTATAGAAGTAAAAAATTTAATGAATTAAAAGAAAGTATAAAAGACTATACTAAAGATTGCAACGAATTAAACGAACATATTGAAGAATTAAAAAATACATATAAAAATAATTTTCGCAGTTCTAATTTAGGGACAACCACCTACTCTAATACTAGCAATTATAATTACAAAAAACCTTTTATGAAAAATATCCAGCAAGCTACCGAAGTATGTGATTGTTCTTTAACTGTATGTAGAAATGCTCAAAGAGAACCATTTAAATATTTTTGTAAATACTTTCACGTTCCAGAAAATGAAGAAACGTTAAATATTTTTGAAGAAACGCTTAATGACTTTTCTTCTGCTGAACAAGGTAAAGAATTGCTCAAAAAACAAGAAGAAGAAATTGTTGCCACTATCAGCAACAAGATACCTTTCCTTGTTAAGACATTAAATCCAAATCGCTTGTATCAAAAATTAGGATTTACACCAATTGACCTTTCTCAAATGTATTTTCCTAAATATACTTTTCAATATGTAAGTGCTGGAGGTAATAGTTCAAACAAAGTGGATTTACTTTTTGATATTAATAATTTAAATGATTTTGTAACATATCTTTCAGAAAAAATAAAATTCAAAAAGAGTGTTAAAGGTCAAAGAGCATTAATGACAACAGCTTTAAGAGAAAAAATAAAACAAAGAGACAATTTCACTTGTAAAAAATGTGGTATTTCTACAGAAAAAGAGCCTCATCTTTTACTTGAAATAGACCACATTGTACCACTTGCAAAAGGTGGAATAACTTCAGAAGAAAATCTTCAAACTTTATGTTGGAGATGTAATAGAACTAAAGGTTCTAAACTTGAAGAGGAACAAAAGATTACAGAAAATTAAATAAAAAACGAGTAATGTGTATGTTTTTGCGGACACCACACATTACTCAAGAACGTAAACACTTCGAAAAGTGAATACATTTATAATTATAATGTAAGTGCCTTCATTTTTCAAGTGAAATTTTGAAAAAATGGAGGTAAATTTTTATGCCAAAAACTAGATCACGTGGTAATGGCGAAGGAACAATATTCAAAAGAGAAAAAAATGGCAAAATGTATTGGGTAGCCGAATATACTTTGGATATGGTTGATAAAAATGGCAGACGTAAAAGGCGTACTGTTTATGGCAAAACACGTCAAGAAGTAAAAACTAAATTAGAAAAAATTCTTGTTGAACTTAATACAAATACCTATGTTGATAAATCAAAGGTTATATTTAAGGATTTGTGCAAGGAATTTATAGATTCAGGTTATAAAATGAATAAATTAAGTGAAAGCTCTTATTTAAGAAAAATGCACACATATAACGATATTTGCGAGCATTATATGGCTGATATGGAAATTCAGAAAATTAAAGAAAGCGATGTAAAAGACTTTTTGTTTTTTATAACTAAATATTCTAATTCCGTTATTGGCAAAATATATGGAATTGTTAACAATACATTTAAAAGGGCAGTTAGAAAGAATATAATCTCTTACAATATACTTGATGATAAAATTGAATTTTGCAAGCCTAAATCAGTAAAAAAAGACAAAGTCGTTCACGGCTTTACCGTTGACGAACAACAGAAGTTTTTGAAGGCTCTAAAAGAAGATACAAGTTATAAATATCACTATCATTTTTTATTGAGTCTCTACACAGGGATGCGTATGGGCGAAATAAATGCTTTAGATATTGATGATATTGACTTTGAAAATAAAATGATTCACGTAAGAAGAACGCTTACAAAAGATAAAAACGATATTACTATTATGGGAACATACGCCAAAACTAAAAATGGAGTTCGTGATATTATTATGGACGATCAAGTCGAATATATAATAAGGCAGTATTTGAAAAACGAATATATTCCTAATAAAGAGCATTTACTTTTTTACAATATAAAGAAAGATTGTTATTATACTACTGGGCAAATAAATATGGTTTTTAAACGTTTTTGTGAGCATTACAACATTGGTATAGGGTACGATGTAAATCAGCATATGTTACGCCATACATTTGCCACAAGATGTATTGAATCAGGAATGCCTGCAAACGTTTTGTCTAAAATAATGGGACACGCAGATATTAGAACTACACTTGAAATTTATTGTGATGTTTTTAACAATTATGAAAAAGTACACGCTAATAGAACGTACGACTATTTAAATAAAAATCAATTGCTACTTACAAAACATAATGATGTTATACCTACAAAAGAATTAAATTTTATGGTGGAAAAATTACAAAAAATGTATCAGAAACAAGACGATAATCTAATAAAAATAATGAAATTAATTAAATAATTTGTACAGCCGTAAGTACAGCCGTGCGAAATAATTTTAAAATATTTTGTATTTATTTTAAAATATATTGAAACGCTGAAAGGCAATAATAAAGGGCTTTTGAACCACTTTCAAA